CAACGGCAACGGCAACGGCGACGGTGACGGCTCCGGCTACGGCTACGGCGACGGCTCCGGCGACGGCTCCGGCGACGGCTCCGGCGACGGCTACGGCAACGGCGACGGTGACGGCTACGGCTACGGCGACGGCAACGGCAACGGCAACGGCAACGGCGACGGTGACGGCTCCGGCTACGGCTACGGCGACGGCTCCGGCGACGGCTCCGGCGACGGCTCCGGCGACGGCTACGGCAACGGCGACGGTGACGGCTACGGCTACGGCTACGGCGACGGCAACGGCAACGGCTACGGCAACGGCGACGGCTCCGGCGACGGCTACGGCTCCTGAGCAAAGTTGTTGCGATCGATAAGGGGACCGGACATCCCCGAAACAAAACAAGCGACGCAAATCACACAGGGGGCGGGGGGTGCGGCCCGCCCCCGCTATTTCTTGGAGATGCAATCATGATAGCTTGGCATTTTGTGGGCGAAACACTGAGAGACGGGCGACCCGTGCCACCCGATGGCGAGTGGCTGGAGCATGACGGGCCGCTGGTGTTGTGCGAGTCCGGCTTGCACGCCAGCGAACGCATCATCGACGCGTTGAAATACGCGCCGGGCACCACCATCTGCCGGGTAGAACTCGGCGCAGAAATTAAAAGGGGCACCGACAAGGTTGTCGCCCGGCGCCGCCGCATCGTGTGGCGCGTTGACGGCGAGGAAGTTTTACAGGCGTTTGCCCGGCGCGTGGCGTTGGACGTGGCGCACCTGTGGTGTATACCCGATGTGGTGCGCGAGTACCTGGAAACGGGCGACGAGTCAAAACGGGACGCCGCATGGGCCGCCGCAGCCGCCGCAGGGGCCGCCGCATGGGCCGCCGCAGGGGCCGCCGCAGGGGCCGCCGCATGGGCCGCCGCATGGGCCGCCGCAGGGGCCGCAGGGGCCGCCGCAGGGGCCGCCGCATGGGCCGCCGCAGGGGCCGCCGCAGCCGCCGCAGGGGCCGCCGCATGGGAAAAATACAACACATGGCTAGAGGAAATGGTGATGGCCGAGAGGGAGATGCAATCATGACGACACTAGCATCTATCGCCGCTATCGCCGTCGCCATCTGCGGCGGCATAGTCGCCCTGGCCGTCCTGGCCCTGTGGGCGGCCATTATGGAGGCGGCCAGAACCGCCGATGAGGACGGCCGCGCGCGATATGAACCAGCGCCGGGCGTGCCCACGCCGCCGAAACCAAACACGACAGAGATAAGGGAGGGGGGCGGGCGACGAATAAAGAAGAGAGGGGCGCACCGATGACCGACCAAATCTACCTATATTTCTTGGAGATACAATGAGCAATTTGGAGAACGACCATTACGATCTGTACGCCGCGCTAACCTACAATTATCTCGATGACGAACTTGCGCGAGTTGTGGCCGTGCTTGCTTTCATTGAGGGAGAACGTGATGGGGCCGAATATCACTGGATTGTCCAGCTTGATCGGCCCGATGTGTTCGCCTACATAAACGGCGCATGCGATTACACCGGCTGGGATTGTTGGTCGTGGTGCAATGTTCAGACGGGCGAAACAATAGCCGACGTTCTGTCGTTTGCTGCCAAGAAAGGAGGCGACATCGCGGCGGGGCTGGCCAAGCAGGTTGACACCGGCAAGGTACGAGAATCGTGGCGCGAATCCGCCCTATTGAACAACCCCGATTTCAATGTGCCTATCGTCGATCTGATCGCCAAGAACAAAGGGGCGGGAGGCGAGTCATGAACCACAAAATCTACCTACCCTACATCGGCTCCGGCCGCCCCGCCATCACCCCGTGGGACATGCTGCCCTATATGCGCGGCGACGGGCGAATCTACGAGGTCGTGCTGTTCGACAAAGACGGCAACCAGCATCAGGCGCGCCACCAGACGTTAGTCGATTATAACCTGCCGCGTTGGTCGGAGTGGTACCAAACCAAAAACCACGAGTGGGAAGAGCTGGCCGCCGATGGCGAGTTCATCTATCGCGGCATCGATACGTCCCCCGGCAACGGCGAATACTACGACCTGAGGGATGACGACCGCGAAATCTATAGCCGCTGGTGCCCGCGCTTCTGGGCGCCGGGCGACATCTACGAACGCAACCCGCGCATGACGTTCTTCCGCAAGTCTGACTGCTACCCGTTACGCAGCGTCAAACATCACACCTGGCTCAGCTTCACCTACCAGTTCCCGTCCTGGCCCACACCGTTGGGCGACATCGAAGACGTGATCCAACTGGACTGGCTGCTCTCCCCCGATGATAAGCAATCCGAAGAGACGTACTGGTACGCCCGCGGCTGGGGCTTAGTCGGCTGGGCCAGCCGCGGGCACTACGCCGTGCCGGTCGAGCTGCATCAGCCCGGCGCACGGCCGGACAACGTTAGGGAGGTGATACCGTGCCTAGAGAACGCCGCCCGATAACCGACGCCGAAGCCGCGGTCATGCGCCGGATGTACGAAGACGGCCACATGCTAAAAGACATTGCCCGCGAACTCGGCCGCAACGAGTCGAGCGTCCGGCAATACCTGATTGACGCCGGTCTCCACGCCCCTAAGCGGCGGCAGGCCATGACTGACAAAGACCGCCGTGCCATCGTCGAGATGTACAGTCAAGGCGCATCGATAGCCGCAATCCGCGAGAAAACCGGATACGCGTACAATACCATTTACAAGTGCATTGATGCTCAGGGCGTGCCGCGCCGAAAGCCGAAAGTGGCCGGCAGCAAGGCACGCCGGCCGGCAAAGCGAATCAAGTGGCCTGATCCCCTTCCCCCGCATGAGATCGCCCCGGCCGATGTCCGGCGACTGGCGATCAACATTCTCAAAGTCGCGGCCGAAGACGCGTGCGACCGGCAGCACCGCGACGATGCGCTGGAGTTCTTCGGGTCGCGCTGGTACCGCCACATCCTGACTGCGCTGGATCTGCCGCCCACCCTGCTGCCGAAAGGCGTGCGGCTGGAGGCGGCATGAGCAACATCATCCCCTACCTCGTCGACAACGCGGCCATCATCGGCCGCGTGTGGCTCATGATGTTCTTGGCCGGGTTCCCGCTCAACCTCGGCCTCGGTCGTTACGGCCTGCCGCCGATGTCTTATGGCGTGTTCCTGCGGCGGCTGACTGTCATAAGCGCCTTCGTCGCCACCGTGATCACCGGCGTGCTTGTCGCCGCCGCTTATACGCTCGATCTGATTTAAGGAGATACTGTGAACCGTACTATCGCTAAAGGTGTGTTCTATTTCGTGGCTACCGTCCTGTTCATCTGGACCAGCAGCCTCACCTATTCGTTCCTCAGTATGGCCCTGCCCAACTCATTCTGGGCCGTGCCCCTGCTCGGCCTGGTCATCTTCGACGTGGGCATGATCGCCTGGCTCATGGTCTTTCTCGGCCACGCCACGGGCAACATCCAGCGCGCCGTCGCTATCAGCCTGACCATGATCAACTTCGTGGGCGTCGGCCTGATGGCGATTGCCGACATCCTGCTCGACGGGCAGCAGCTCGTCGAAGCCCCCGCCATGCTGGGCGAGGTCGCCATCTGGGGCATTGGCGCATGGACAATCATGAACGTGCTGGGCGTGCTGGTGTTTCACCTGGGCGACCCCGCGGCCCGCAAGGAAATGGCGATGCAATCCGAACGCGACGCCGTGTTTGAGGCAGCGCTAAAGAACCTCAGCCAACAGCGCACCACGATTCAAGAGCAGCTTGCCCGCGAGTTGGGCAGCGCCATGCTCGATGACCTTGTGCGCGAAGTCCGCGCCGACGCCGATCGCGACGGCACGCCCGACATCCTTCAGCGCGGGCGACAACGCAGCGCCAATGACGCACCGCGTCAAGAAACACCCGCGCCGCCACGCGAACCGGCGGGGCAGGGGCAGCAGCCCAGCGCCAACGGGCACGGGCGAGGTGACACAAATTTTCGTTAGCGGCTGAAGGGCCGCCGGAGATACGCGAGGATGTGCCACCATCGCCGGAACGTGTAGTGGCACCGCCTGAACCTGTAGTGGCATCTGTAGTGGCACAGACGGGGCGCGCGCTGCCGTCTGTAGTGGCATCTGTAGTGGCACGCGCCACTCATGCCACTACAGACCGTGCCACTACAACCGACCATGCCACTACACGTGCCACTACAGACCGCGCCGGGCTGGTGTGGCGCATCGAGATCAACCGCCGCAAGCGCGCCGGTGGTGGCTACAGTTACCATTGGCTGTACAGGTTCGGCTCAGGCAAGGACCGCCGCGCCGTCTATGGTGGCACAGTGGACAGCCTGATCGAACTGAACCCCACACGTTGGGATAGTTATGTAAACAACTCGGAGGAATGATGGCAGCGAAAACGAAACCCGACATGCCGCCGGAAGTGTGGCTCATGACCGCCACCGATGGGCTGGGGCGCTGGGCCGCCGCCGGTCAGCCCGTGACCGTGGCCGACATCACAGACGATGAGGGGCAGCCCGCGCTGGTGATTGTGCTGCATGGTATCACCAGCGCCGACCCGCGCGTCAACGAACGGCTGGCCGCGCTTGTGGCAGTGGTGGCCGCATGACCCCGCGCCCCCTCAGCCAAATTCCCAACGGCGAGATCGTCGCCGCGCTGCAGGCCGCCGAAGGCGTGACCTACCGCGCGGCCGAAGCCCTCGGCGTAGACGTTAGCAACCTGACCAAGCGCATCCGCTACACGCCCATGCTGGCCGCCGAACGCAAGTATCTACAGAGTATCTACGGCCGGTCCACACGCGGCCGCAGGCCCGGCGCCGAGTTCATCGCCACGCCCGACCAGTGCCCCCGGTGCGGCCTGCGCTATCGATACGGCGCGCAGATAGTGGTAGACGACCGGCCCATGTGCTGCTGGTGTGCGGCCGAGAGACGCGCCGCAGCAGCCCGCCACACGCGGCAGGATGCTTCAGGCGGGGCGCAGCGCGATTGGTGTTTGTGGACGTTGCTAACGAAGGAGACTAACGATGATTGAAACGACGATTAAGTACGTCTGGCAGTGGGCGCGCCTTCGTGGTGAATGGCACATCAAGCCGGAACGCGGCTCCCCGTCACGCTGGATTTTTGAGCAAAGCCGCCTAAAGACGCCGGACGATTTTAGGTATTACGCGTTTGCCAAGTCGCCGGGCGGTTACAACGAATATGATGTCATGCTGTACTACGAACCGCTATGGTGACTGACCCCGAAGGAGAATGGCCGATGTCGAACACATAACCCACTGGTGCGAGTTGCCGAAGCCGCCAGGGGCGTAACACAACAGGGGCGGGTGATAAGCCCGCCCCGCACCCATCGACCGAAGCCTCAGGGGGAGCAACGACCGACTCCGCACGGGTGGCCTGCCCGTCATCACCGCCAGTCGTGAGTGTAATATACCACGAAAAATTACACTCGCCGCGCCTCAGTTGTAATCCACTACAATCGGCGGCTCCACCATGACCAGCTTCGCCCGGCCCGCGGCCGCCTCCACGCCCCACGGCTGGACCATCGCCAGCACCGGCACCAGCGCCAGGTACGCCTCGGCCAAGTGCCGCGGCCCGGCGCACAGGTCCAGCGCCCCGTCATATCGTGGGGCGATACCATCGGGCAGATAGGGCCACACGTCACGCGGCCAGAGGCGCACGGCCCAGGTCACGCGCCTTCCCCATCATCCGGCATGGGCAACCCGTAGCTCAGCGCCATGAGCGCCCGGTGTAGCTCGGTCATCGACTGGATGTCGCGAGGCGTCTGCATCTCCAGCGGGAACCGCGCTTGAAAGCCGTCCAGTATGCCGTGCATATCGAAGATGATATTCGTTCGTACTTCGCTGTAGCGCTTTTGCATGAGCGCCGTTGTCTCAGGTGTTAGGTTCATGTCCACCCCAGAGGGATCGGCGTCACCGCTATCGGCGGCACGCCGTCTTGATAGTGCTGGTACTCCAGATGCAACCAGCACGCGCCGGTCATGTTCGGCCCGAAGCCCTTTTCCACCGCCCAGCCCGCGCTGCCGTCGGCCCAATCATCCTTGTAACCCGGCAAGCTAATGTGAATCTGCGGCATACTGGTAATGACGCCCAGCTTGTTGACGTGCTCTCGCGGGTGCGCCGTTACCCAACCGTTGTGAATGTGGCCCGTAACCACAATGTCTGCGTCGGGATACATCACCGCCCGGCGTTGGGCACCGATCACACCTTTCGTCACGGGGGAGCTGCCGCCGTGCCCGTGGTGGTACTTCACCTTGACCGTGTACTTGACCGTGCTCTGAATAGCGAACTGAAGGAACACATAGCCGCCATAGCCGCCCACCTGCGCTATGTCTTCACGCGTGGCCGCCCGTTTCAGCGACCGGCTCAGGCTGTGCGTTAGGTTCATCTGGTGATGCTTCAGGACGCTTGTCTCATGGTTGCCCGCGCCTAGCAGCGCGATGTGATCGGCATACGGGCTATAGAACTCGGCCGCGTCATCCAGCACCGCGTCGAAGTAGTGGTCCACCTTGTGCCGCGCCTTGACGCCGCTCTCCATCTTGCGCGGGTCGAACTTGCCGCCCATGACATCGAACAAATCGCCAAAGTCCAGCACCGGCGCGCCGCGCTCTTTGGCTGCCTCCAAGTGGGCGCGTTCCTTGGCCTCATTGTTGGCCGGGCTATCGTGATGAGCGTCGCTTCTAAGCAACACCCACCCCTCCCAGCCCGACCGCACGTCATCGAACGTAATCCGCAGCACGTTGCGCGCTAACGGCTCTGCCGTCCATGTGGACAATTGTCACCCCCAATCCCGTCGAATTCGATGGGATAAGCAAATCGGGGCGGGGCAGCCACCACCACCCCGCCCCTCGTATCTAGAACCTCTGAATGGATTCTATGTTGCCGGTCCTCATCGCCTCAGTGACGACGGCCGCCCTGTTGTCATTGTAGTTGCGGCCGATGAGCGCCGGTGCGACCGAACCCAGCGCGCCCAGCAGGGCCACGGCCAGGGCCACCCATAGCTCGCTCTCTTCCTGCGACAGCAGCCCGTAGGCCACCAGCAGCGCCGCAATCGGCGCGATCACCGCGCTCAGCACCGAGATCACCGTTACCAGAGTTGATTTGCCTTCCATCGTTCGTGCACCTCCTAGTGCGTTAAAAACACTTCCTATTACCACCCCAAAGGGATGCAACCCGGCTTCTTGTAAGCCTTGTCGGGTCGCCCCTCCAGGTCACCGATAAACCAGAACGTGCGGTCTGCATCACGAAACGCAACGCAGCCGCGGCCGACCGCGAAGTCATATTGCTCGCCGCCTGACCACTCGATAGTGATGACATCCTGTAATGTCACACCGCTTTGAGGATAGGTGACCGATCGAGGACCGGCCATCACCCGCAGTTTGTCTACCACATCCCCGCCGTCCTGCTTGGCACAACCGGCTTTCAGGTAATGCTGAACAAACTTAGATGTCGTGTACCACTCGCCAACGGTCGCATAACGCGGCAACCAGGGCGCTCCGATTGGCCCGCCGTTTGGCAGGTAGTGGGCATAGAACCGCGTCGGGGATTCGCTCGTGTCATCGAAGCGAAAGATCCACTCCTTACCCTGAAACGGCCGTAACCCCAGCCGCTCGTATTCGCCGCCTTCGCCCTTGATGTAAAGCCAGTTGGCTGCATCCAAGTGCCATACCTGGACCGTTTGCGTGCCGCCGCCTTTGACGTTGTGGCCCATATCAAACTGTCGCTTGTGATCACCCTTAAGGTATGGCAGCAAGTCGATGGTGGTTGTCGCCGCCACCGGATACAACGGCAGCGCCGCCCCGCTGGGGATGTACGGCGCCGGGTCCACCACGTCGGCCACGACGTAGCCGCCCAGCCCGTAGCCGGGCACTTCGAGGTTGATATGCACGTGTTCGCCCGTGACGTTGCCGGTGGTCCCCACCTCGCCCAGCGCGTCCCCCTGCTTCACCCACTGTCCGGCTTCTACATAGCGTTTGTCCAAATGGGCATAGCGGGTATAGAACACGTGGCCGTTGCGATCATGCTTGACGCGGACGTAGGAGCCATAGCCGCCGGTCGTGTCCAGCGACCGGTCAACCGTGCCGTCATAGAGGCACAGCACGTCGGCCGCGTTATCGGCCGCGCCGCCCACAACGTCGTAGTCCGCGCCCTCGTGCTTGCCGTAGCTGCGGCCCGCGTCGAAGGCGCTGGTCAGCACGTAGCGCCAGGCAAACGGCCGCCCCAACCGCAAGCCGTCCAGCGGTCCTGCGTCCAACTCCGGCACATGCTCCCAGCGGTAGCCGAGATCGTCGACCAGTTGCCCGCTCTCCTCCTGCCGCCCGGCCCAGGCCAGCTTCACGTAGCTGTCGGCGTTGCCGCCCTGTAGCAGCGTAGCCATATCATCATGACTGGCCGTCATCGTGTGCCGGAACCGGAAGGCGTAGGCCGCGGCCGCCAGCCATTCGCTCAGGGCCACGTCCTGGGGAACTTTCAGGATGATTGCCTTATGCTTGCCCGGCTCAGGTGTGGGCGGCTTCGGCGGCTCAGGCGGCGGCGCGACCGCCACCCGCTCCAGTGCCCAGCCGTCAAGCCACAGGTTGTTTGAGATCGCCCAGTTGCAGCGAAAGTGAACGGCAATATCGGCCGCCCCGCCCGCGTGGTCGAAGTCAATGCCCGGAGTGTTCTTTCGCCCGGCGACCAGCGGCACCCACTCGGCCAGGGCCGCGCCGTTGACCTTCACCTGCCACTCGGTCTGGCGCGGGTCAACGTCATAATCCTTGCCGCCATCCCATTTGTATGTGTCAACCCAGACCGGCGTACTCAGCCGGTAGCGTCCGGCGGGTAGCTCCAATGTCTGTTTGAGCCGCGCCCAAAACGACCGGCCCCCGGCGAATACCTTCAGGGTCCAGTTGCCATCCCAGATGAACACATCGCGTTCGGCGGCGGGCAATAGCGCCTTGCTCTTGTGGACGCATTCGCCCAGCTCGTAGGGCTGCCCGCCATACGGATTGACGAACGCCGCGCCGTTATTCCATTCCACGGTCCAGTGGCGCGGGTTCTGCGTCGTGCTGTAGCCGGTGCTATCGGTCCAGCCGTCTTCAAAGCTGCCGTTTTTCAGTAAGTTGTTACTCATAGGTATAGGTTTATCCGGGTCAGGCGGCGGCACAACCACGGGCGGCGGATCCACATCGGGGAACCGCGTCGTGATGCTGTACTCAGTCAACCAGGGCATGAGCGCGTTTAGTTCGGCGGCCAGCGTCTTCTTGTCCCCGCCGCCGATGATCGACCAGAGAAACGCCGCTTTGACGGTGGGGTAGTGGGCATACAGTGTCGCCAGTTCCGCAATGTCGGCCTTCGCCTTGTTGGTCGTGGGCAAGTCGTTATGCGTCCAGCCCGCCTCAGTCACAAACACCGTGGGATGGCCTATCCCGTGGGCGTCGCACGCCTCGAAGAGAAACCGCACGCGGTCGACAAGCCAGGGCGACGTTTCCATGATCTCATCGGCGCTGAGGCTGTACTCATGCACCGTCACGGCCAGCCGGTCGGGACGCGCCGCGCATAGCCGCAGATAGGCCAGCCAGCCCGGCGTCTGCCAGTGCTCCGGCTCCGGTTCGCCCGTGGCCCAGCCCGGCCCGCAGATACGCCACCCGCTTGCCGCCGCTTGCCCGGCCAGCTCGACATAGTACCAGCCCAGCCAGTCAGCCCGCTGTTTGTCCTGCTCGTTGCCGATCTCGATCCATAGCCGGTCTTTCAGCGCCACGAGTTCCGGCGGCATTCTGGCGATGGTTGTCGCCCAGGCCCGCGCCGCCGCCTCAGCCGGGGACAGATGGTACTCGGCCACATCCGTCGCCAGCATCCGGTAGATGAGCGTTTCGGCCTTGCGATAACGCGCCGCTTCCACCAGCAGCCCGGCGCCCTCGACGCTGTACACGCCGAACGGCACGCCCGCCGCGTCTAACTGTCGCCACATGTCGCCAATGCCGGGGCAGCCGTTACACGGCGCGCCCGCGTGATACCAGACTTTGTTGTAGGCCACTAAAAGCCACCTCCCGGCCTGAGCTTGCGGCACAACGATGTCAGCGCGTCTAGCTTGTCGCGGCGCTTGGCGGCACTAACCAGATCGCGCGCCCGTGCGCCGTCGGTCTCCGCGTGCGATTCCGGCAAGCCAAGTTGAAACGCCAGGTCATCTATCTCTTCGCTGTTAAATCGCTCGGCGATGTTTTGCCACAGGGTGACAAGCCGATCCGTCTCGGCGGCCTGTCCGCGTAACGGCCCGATGATCGGCACGGCTTCCGGCGTCCACTCAGGCTGCATCCCCGCCCGTCGCACTTGCGCTGACAGGATAGAGACGCCGCGCCGCAGTTCGTTGACCTCGTTGTGCATCCGGCTTATCTCAGCCGCGTCTAACAGGCGCAACGATTCCAGATCGTCGATGCGCTCCGATAGCCCGCGCTGGTAGTACCACAGCCCGATCAATCCCGGCCCGGCGGCCAGCATGAATAACAAGAACCCGGATAGGATGATGGTCGTCTGTGATACAGCCATGAGTGAATACCTTACCCCTACAATGCCGCCACGACCGTCCACGCCTCTTTCAGCGTGCGGTCCTTCGTCATGTCGCCAAACGTGGCCGTGAACTGGACGATGTACTCGCCCGCCTCAGCCACGTCCGCCGCGCCGTATGTCCAGTCGAACACACCGTCCAGCGCACTCACGATGTCCAGCTCCCCGGCGATGTCCACGACGCCCCCGCCGTTAATCGCCCGGATGCGCCCGGACAGGACGGCCCCGGTGAGGTTCACCGGGTCGCCGTCCGTATCAGACCACGTGATGCGCTGCGGCGTGTGGGTCGCCCCCTGTACTGCGTTTGCCAGCGCCATGCTGCGCCCCCTTAGTCCAGGCTGACCGTCAGAGTGCCCACGGCAAAGCTGGCCGTGTCGCCGCTGCCGATGGTCTTGCTGGTAGTCAACGCGCCCCAATAGAGCAGATTGCCCGCTGACGATGCGTCAAACACGCCGAAGTGCGTCACCGTGCCCCACGAGGCCGTCGCCGCCGGGAACGTCACCGCCCCATCGTTCGCCATGCTCGTGCCCGACGCCGAACCGAACAGCGCGTTGGCGTTGACGCGGGCGTAGCTGCCGCCGCTGACCTCAGTGCCGCCACCGGCGTCGGTCGGCGCCGCCGTGTACAGCCCGACATAGGGCGTCGGCGCGGTGTAGCTGCTGTTGCCGCCGATATGATCCAGAACCTTCTGTTGCAAATACGTGCTGAAACCTGCCATCTTAAACTCTCCTATGTGATGTCGCCGGACGTGCGAACGCTGCCCGTTCGCCCCGGTCCATGAATTGCGCCGCTACCCGACGGGCTTTCCACAGCCCCGCGTGCGGCATACGATTGCACCGCGCCCACAAACAGCAGCGCCGTCATGAGCGATAGCCGCGCCGAGGCCGCCGTTGCCGCCGTCGCCTCAGCGCTCAGATACCAGGCCACGGTCAACCCGGCGTTAGCGCCGCTCGTGGCCGTGATCGTGCCGGATAGCTCGACCAGGACGACCGCCGTCTCTAGCGTGCCCGTGGCCCCGCTGACCGCCGCGCTGGTGGCAACCAGAGCGCGATTGACGGCCACGGCTCCACCTGCGCCGGAGATGACCGGCGTTTGCCCGGCCAGCCCCGCCGCCAGTCGCAGTGCGCCGCTTGCGCCACTCGCCGCCGCGCTGGTGCCTTCCAGCGCGATCTGCCCGGCCACGGCCAGCGCGCCGGTGGCCGAACTGATAGCCGCCGCAACACCGGCCAGCGCCCGCCCCACGGCCACCGTGCCGCTTGCGCCGGTTGCCGCTGCCGTGCTGCCCGATAGCGCCGCCGCCAGTCTCGCCGCGCCACTTGCCCCGGATGTCGCCGCAACCGTGCCGGACAGACTGACCTGCCCCTCGGTGAACAGCTCACCGCTTGCGCTCGATGTCGCCGCCGCCGTGCCGCTCAGGGCCACGGCCAGCCGCGCCGCGCCGGTGGCGTTCGATGTGGCCGCGGTGCTGCCGGATAGTGGCCGCGCTACGGCGAGTGCGCCCGTGGCCGATGCTGACGCCGCCGATGTGCCGGTTAGCGCCGCCGCCAGTCGCAAGGTGCCGGTAGCCGTAGCTGTCGCCGCCGCCGTGCCGGACAAGGCGCGTGTAACGCCCAGCGCCCCCGTAGCCGTAGCCGTGGCCGCGCTGGTGCCACTCAGCCCGCGTGCAACCGTCAACGCGCCGCTGACACTGGTGCTACTGCTTGACGACCCCGCCAGCCCCCGCGTGATGCTCAGTGCGCCCGTGACGCTTGCGGTGGCCGTTGACGACCCCCCTAGCGCGTGTGACGTGCCCGCCGTATACGTGATCTCAATCTTCGGCGCTTCGCTGGGCGTGTTGTTGTACTCGCGGATGCGGAAGGCGCTGCTGCTGCTGTTGCCTTTAATGACAATGACTAGCGCATTGCCCGACGCCCAGCCGCCTCGGTTAATCACCTCCTGAACGGCCGAGGCCAGGTTGGGCGAGTTAGCAAATCCCGTGCCGATTCCCGTCGCCGTCCACGTGACCGTGTTGCTCGTCGCCGTGCGCCCGCTAATGTCGTTGGTCGTATTCGAGAACGTGCTCGCGTCATCGGCTGCCTGCGCCCAGATCGTCACGTCTGGGTCGTCATAAGCCGCCGACACCATGTAGGGCTGGAGGATGACCGACGAGACCGTGGCCCCCTGCGGGATGGTGACGTTGGTGAACCGCAACCCGATGTACTGGGTGGCGCTGTTGGCGTTGTTGGAAAATCCGGCAATATCGATGGTGCCGCTGGACTGCTGTGCATCGTCGCTGTTCGCCGTGACCTGTCCGTTAAACGTCGTCATCCCGTGCTCCTAGACCGTGGCCTCCAGCGCCGCTATCACCTCGCCCTCGCGAAGCAGCACCAGCGCTACCCGCTCACCCGCCCGAAACGGCCCCGTGACGCTGACCACATAATCCGGCTCCGGGTCCGGGTCCGTAGGCGGGCCAGGCTCAGTCGGCGGCGACGGCTCCTTAACCGTCTGCACCGCGCCCCGGTCGGCAGTCGCGCCGCGCCGCGTGCCCACGATGTCGCTCTCTGCGGCGGGGGGGGACTTGCCCCAAACCGCGCTATCCCGCGCCGGAGACCCCTCAGCCAGGGCCACAATCGCGGGCCAATCCGGGCTATCCTTGATGCTGACCACCGGCACATCATCGGCCCGCCGGTGATACGGGATACCCGGCAGCCGCACGCCGGCCACCAGTGGCCCCCCTACCGTATCCTTGACCCCCCGCGCCGTCGGGTGGGGCGCGTGGCTGTAGCTGTTGGCCCGCCAGATAGCGTCGCTGCCCGTCGGGTCCTGGACGTAATCCGCGGGCGGGTTGACGCCCGGCTGTGTCATGATTACATTGTTCTCAATGACGCCGCCGTGCGGCCCATCCGCGCCCGGCTGGGTTATCTGGATCGCCTTGCGGGTGAACCCATCCCCGATGATCGTGTTGAACGCGATGCACAAATCCTTGATCGTGGTCCGGTAGTTGTGGGCGTTCGTCCGCGTGGCGATGCCCACATCCCCGCCGATGATCACGTTGTTGACCACGGTCGCCTTTCGCGTGCGGATACCGTAGCGCTTGACGATGCCCTCCTCATCCCCGATCACGATGTTGTCCGGCGGGATGCCGTTGGTCATGAAGTCCTTGCCGTTCACCGTGTCGTACCACATCACATTGCCGTCGATCACCGCCCCGTCGCCGCAGATGTTGTAAAGCTGCACATGGTTGTGCGTCGTGGACTCGCAGCCGATGATGCGCATGTTGCGCGTGCCGCCGGTCGTGAATCCTTCGCCGCCCGACAGCGAGCAGTAGCAGTTGATGATCGCATGGTCGTCCCCGCGCAACGTCCACGCGGTTGGTACGCCCTGCGCGGCGTTGGCGGCATACCCGTCGGCCACATACGTCTTCTTCCGATCCGGGTCGAAGAACTGCACGCCGCTGCGGATGTTGGCGCAGCTCTCCATGACGATGTGCCGCCCTTCGCCCCGTATGGCACCCTGATAGCTGAACTGGCACATGACATCCCTGACTGTGATGTCATCGCCCAGCAGCACCAGCAGCCGTCCCCAACTGTTGCGTATCTGCCAGCCGTAGCCCGACACGCCGTCCAGCGTCACCCGGTCGGCGCGGATGGTCAACGCCGCCGTGTACGGCCCGCGCTGCTTGCGCGCCATCACCGCATCCCACGGCCCCGGCATGGTCCAGTCCTTGGCGTGCGTCAGGTTCTCGAACACAATGCTCGGCTTGTACAGCAGGTCAATGACCACCGGCTCACTGCCGTCGCCGTCCACCATCCACGTTGTGTCCGGCGTGTCGATGACCACCACCTCCGAATAGACCCCCGGCGCAACCCGCACCGTGTCCCCCGGTCGCACCGTAGAAGCCGCCTTGCCGATGGTCTTCCACGGCTCAGCCGCGCTGCCCACATTGCCGTTGTTCCCGGCCCCGTTGACGTAGTAGACCGTCATTCCCCGTCCCCTTCGTCAGTTGCCTCCATGTCGGCAATCAACTGCTCCAGCATGGCAATCGCGCCGTTTTCCGCCGCTAACTGCCGGTTGACCTGCTCCACAAACGCGTCACGGTTGCGAATGGCCTCAGCCAACTTGTCCTTTAACTGGTCAATCGTCATGATGCTACTTGCTCCTCTAGTCGTGCTAATCTCTCGTGTAACTGCCACAGGGTGCCTGCCAGCAGCCGGTCCAGCCGCGCCCCGTTGACCATGTGGCCGCCATCATCGTCATAAGTCACAATCCCCGCGCCCTCCACGGCGGCCCGGTTGTAGCCCAGCCACTGCTCCCACTGCCGGTCCAGCCGCCCCGCCAAACTCAGGTCCGCGGCCCGCAGCAGCTTGATGTCGTCGTAGTCGTCGTAGGCCGCGCCGGTCCCGTCGTAGTGGAAGTTGCCGTTGCCCTTGACGATAAACCGCGTCGTGCCGTTGTTGCGGATGGCGAACAGGTTGTCGCCCGCCGCCATATCTCCTACACCCGTGCCGGACTTCTTGGCGGCCACCACCATGACCGCCGCCCGCGATGTGTTTGCCGTTGTCGTGTCGCCGTTGGTCACGTGGCCCCGCAACAACATGCCAATGTTGTCCTCGGTGAATCCGCTCAGGTCCACGCCGCCGTTCACGTCGATGGCCTTGCCCAGCGTGCCGTAGGTAGCCGTGTTGACGATGCTGGTCATGCCATGGGCCACGTCTAGGGTTGACAGCAAAACGATGGCGTTCCAGTCATTGCCGTTCAGGTCGGAGACAAACTGCCCCTGGTCTGGTGCAAAGTATGCGCCGGCACTGATACCGTCATTTACGCGCAGATCGCCGTTTTCTACCCATACATCGCCGCCGCCCAGCCGGATATTTGTGCCATAGGCTATCGAGTCATTTAGCCGAACATAGGTGCTGCCATTCTGCAATAGCAGACGCTTTTCCGTGTTGCCTGCATAGCGGTAAGTCTGCATTTCCAGCGTGGCCCGTTCGGTCGTGCTCACCCATGCCTCGTTAAGCGACAATTTCAGGTGCGCGTACTCCGGCGTGCTGGCCGAGTACTTCGCGTCGATACTGGCTACGTTGTAGCCCGATGCGTTGACAAAGCGTATTTCCTGCGATGAGCTGGAAAAGGCCGAAGCCGTCAGAATGCGCGCCCCGTTCGCGTCAAGCTGGAAGTTGCCCCCACCCGCCAACAGCCGCCCCGTCGTGTCCGTATACACCTGCGCCGTGCCGCTGTTGTACGTGGCAAACCGCCCAATGCCGCTGTCCTCCCAAATCCTGACCCCGGTGAAAGGCGGCGACGGGATGAAGTTCCCTGTGCCCAGCCGCAACTCCCCGCCGCTGCCGATGCCCAGCACGCCGGTGAACTGCGCGTTGCCGCTGCTGTCCAGCGTGATCACCGGGCTGTTGCTACTGTTCCGCACCGTCAGATTGGAGCCGCTCCAGTACACGCTCGGCCCGCTGCTCGGCCCCACCCGCAACGTGCCCGTGGACGATACAAATTCCAGCGTCGTCGTCGCCCCGCTGCTGACGTTCGTCCCCAGCTTGAGGTTGCCGTTGCTGTTCAGGTCCACCGTCTGCGACGCGCCGTTATAGATGTCCAGGTCGATGTTGTGTAGCCGTATCTGCTGGTCACTCGCCACAAAATACCGCGCCGCCGTGGACGTATCGCTCAGGTCCGTCCCCGCCGCAATGCCCCACTGCGTGCTCAGCCCCAGCACCCCCGCCAGATTGCCAACCCGCACGCGGGGCGTCAGGAACGTGCTGTCGCTCGGTGACGCCGCAATCCACTGCGCCTGCGTTCGCGTGGCGTCAATCGTGTAGATGTCAATATACGGCGAGTTGGGCAGGTCGGCTGTCAGGCGCATCCCACCCGTAAATCCGGCGTCATTTGCCCGCGCCCACTTCACGACCGCCGTGCCGGTCGGGATGACCGTCGTCGCCTCGCCCCCGCCCAGCCAGCGCACAGTCAGGGCATAGTAGCCGTACTGCCCCGCCGGGATATTGCGCTCGGTCAGCGTGCCCGCGTTGGTCACTTGCAAAAAGATGTTGCGTAGCCCGATCACAGCCCCGCCGATGTTCACCCGCAGAAACTTGCAACGGATGACATCGTTCACCGCAAAGTAGTTCAAGCCGGGGTCAACCTCAGCCGCCTGAACGTTCAGCGTGAAGGTGCTGTTCGTCGTCGCCGGTAGCTTGTTATCGTTGGCCCCCACCGGCGCGACGACTTTGGTCGCCGTGTGTAGCGCCAGCGTGCCCCCCGTGGCGTGCATCTCATCAGCCACAAACACCGACGCATGGAACTCCCCCCGCGCCGTGATGTTGTTGAACTCGGCGTCGCCGTTCTTGGCGATCTGCCAGCCGGTCAGCCCCGATACAAACCCCACCGCCCCGGACTCGATATTGCCGACCGCCGTCACCTTCAGATAAGGCGACCCGCCGTAGCTGCTGAACTCCACCAGATTCGCGCTCTGGCTGCTATGCGCTTGCACCTTCAACCCGACATCCGTCGCCGCCTGATTCAGCGTCTTCAGCGTCGTGTTGCTCAAACTGGCCTTGGCGTCACCCACCGCCAGCTTCCTCACCGACAACTGCCCCGCCGCCCCCACGCCGATAAGCTGGTTGTAATTGACCACCGCCTCATCCGTCCACGTCACCGCGTGGCTGTGCCCGTTACCCGCCACGCTGTTAGTAGATGTCTGGCTAACGCTTGTCGGCGTCCCCAGCTTCAGCGTGTTGCTGCCCAGCGTCAGCCCGCTGTTGGCCGGGTCCAGATTGACGCGCAATGTGTTAGACACCACCGCCAGCCCCGCGTCACTGTGCAAATTCAACCCGACAAGCTGGCCCGTCAGCGAAACCGGCGCCGTCACCGTCACCGGCGCGTGGTGGGCCGCCGGGTCAGCGGCATGGGCGCTCACGTCTACCCCGTCCACCGTTAGGCCCGCCCCCATGCCGATGTTGCCGGTCATGGTGCCGCCGGTGAGGGGTAGGTAGGTTCCCGCCGGGGGCGGGGTGCCCCCGCCGGTGCCGCCTCCGGTGCCGACCGAAACGGCAGTCATGGCCGGACGCGGCGTGCCGATCTGGACCATGGCCCGCTCGACCGCTTTCAGCCGTCGCCCGATCTCCTGCCCGCCCGTCGCGTGCGGTTGCGGCGACGGCGACAGCACCAAGTCGGTGATGACCACGCCCGCCAGTTCGCCGTTGTTGCTAACCCGGCGCGTGACTTCCATAACGACCAGGGCGTTGCCGCCGGTGTAGTCCAGCGTGTACTCCCCTGTCGGCGGCACGTAGTACAGCTCTACCAAGTCGCCGGGCCGGATACCGATGGGCGATACACAACTAACGCGGATGCTCTTGGCCGTGGTGACGTGCGACTTTAGGTAGTCAATGCTCAGTTTCAGCATCTTGTCGGCGGCCTCGGTCAAACTAACCGCGTTATCGCCCTCTACCGTCACCTCGGAGAACGTCACCCGCCGCTGGCTGGTGCCCAGCGATGCTTGCAAGCTGTTGTTGACCACGTAGGGCGGCGCGTACAGCCCCAGCCCGGTCGTGACGACCGAGAAGCCCGCCGCCGTTGCCGCCGCGAGTGCCGTCGCACTGCATCCGAACAGGGTGATGCGCGGGTCAGACGGAACCGGGATAACCTGCGTTACCGGGTCATACTGGCCCTCGTGTTCCGGGCGGCTTAGCAAAATAGCCCGGTTCTTGGCCGCTGAATCTGTCGCCATCGCCCCTTGCGCCGGTTCCACCAGCCGCACGATCCCGGCCACGCCCACGCCCGCGCCAACGTATGACCGATTCCAGCGCACCGTCCGCTTCGGCCCGGCGGGTGACGCCTCAGCCGACTTGATGCGGAAGTACTCGCCCGTTTCGTCGCTGATCGTCCGCAAGATGTCATAGACCGTATCGCCGCCGCCACCGTAGCGCGTGCCCGCCGCCGTGCCGTTGCCGGTCTCGAATTCCGTAGACCATCCGGCGGCGTAGCCCATGACCTGGGTCACGTCGTTAGTCGCCTTCTGCGAGTAGTCCTTGCTTGTGACCGCCGCCCCGTTGACGGCGCTGTAGGGTATGCCGTCGCGCAACGTCACAATGTCGCCGTCCGGCGCCTCATCGACCAGGGTGATGAACGTGCCGTTGGTCGTGGTTAGATGCACTTCCACGCCCTCGGCAAATGACGCCGATTGCGCCACCTGAATGCGCCGGTCGCGTACCTGCACCGCGTTGCCCGCCGCCGCGTTGGATGGGTAGCGGTCGCGCAAGTCATAGTACCAACGGCTATTCCAGTACAGCCGCTCCAGGATGGTGCTGACAAACGTGTTGCCGTTGTCCAGTGTTACGCGCACTTCCCGCCCGGCGTCTTCTACGTCGCTGGCCGTGGGCGACATGCTCTTGTTATTGCGCGGCGCGCCATAGAGCAGGGTGGTATTGAACGGCGCCCGCACGGCGGCCGTGAGCGTCGTGTTGACGACGGTCTCCAACCCCAGCGGCCGGTAGATGGTGAACCGCTTCAGGTCGGTCAACAGGTCCGGCCCTTCGATGACAATGAGATCCGTGCCGGGGATGGTCCGGCGCGAACGGATGACGAACGGCTCGGCAAAGACCATGCCGCTGGGCAAGTCATCCCGCACGGCATCGGTGTAGGTGGCATAGGCGATATTGCCCACGGCGGCCAGGGTGTTGAGCGCCGTGTCGTTGACGAACGTCACCGAGCCGCGCCCCTCGGCCGAGTAGAACTCTGACGCGGCCCCGTCCACCGGCGTCTTGGTCGTCACCCCGCCGACATTGAGCGGTGTGCTCAGGTTGCCCGGCGCGTAGAATTTGTAAGTGACCGGCCCAAAGCGTCCCATGCTATGCCCACTCCGTTAGCTTTTCCCAGACCATCGTAAACATCACCCGTTGGCGGCGGCTGCCTGATAGCGGCGGGTCGGTGAGCATGACCTCTTCACTAATGGCCGAAAGACACCGCGCCGTGCATGTGCGCGTGGTTGTGCTGCTCGGCCCGTACTGCTTGCCGGTCAACGTGCCGCGCTTGCCCAGCAGCCCGGCCAACGACGCCACGGCGGTATCGAGTAGAATCATGCCGTTCCCGGCGGGCACAATCTGATAGCGGGCCGTGACTTGCCCCAGCACCAGATCGGCGTCGGCTGTGCCGTCCGCGTCAAACTTGGCGCCGTTCTCCAGCCGCACAATGCGCGAGATGGCCTCCTTCGTGTCGGTCATCGCCACCTGCTTGACCGTCTCCGAGACGATGGTCGTCCCGGCAAATGCGGTGATGTCATAGTAGGCCATTTACCACGCCACCCCTTCCCGCTGAATCTCGCGGATGAGTTCGGCCACCGATGACGTGCCCTTGCCGCCGCCGCCGCGCGGTGTCGATGTCGGCGCGCCACCACCGCCGCCTCCCGCTGGTGCCCCGGTTGGCGCGCCGGTCGGCACGTAGTCCACATAGATGGTCACGCGGGTGCGGTTCAGGTCATTGATCTTCTGGTCTACCTGATAGGCTTCCGGCACGAACGTCACCGTGCCCGGTATCTCCGGGATAGCTACGGTGATCTCGTCGATGACATCAAACACCTCTTCGGCTTCCGGGGTGAAGGTGACGATCTTCTCGTCGTTGTCGGGCACGCCGTCAATCAGGTCCAGGGCTTCCCGTAGCGCCTCATCGGCTACGGTGATCTCCAGACCGGCGTTTTTGATCAGCCCCTCTTGCGCCGCGTCAGGCAGCCAGTCCATATTGCGGATGTCGTCGATGCTCTCTTGCCGTGCTTTCAGGTCCACTTGCAGCTCGACAACCGTGTTATTTTCCAGATTGGTGATTAGCTCATCGACCGCCGTCGTGAACTGCGTCGGGTCAATCGCGCCGCTTGCCAACTGGCCCAGTAGCACCTGCATGGCGCCCTGGAATAGCGCCGCCTTGCCCGCAGCTTCGGCCGTCTTTTCGTCGATAACGCCCATCTGGACGCCGATGTCGGCCAGCACCGGCGCAGTCAAGCCGAACGCCTCAGCCATACCGAACGCCGCGTCCCTCATCGCGTCGGCGTTGCCGAAGTCGGGCATACCGCCGTCCTGGAGCGCCGCGCTAAATGCGCCGGACATCGCCAGGGCTGCGTCGCGGTAGTGTTGGGTTAGTTCTTCCAGCGCTTGCCGCTGCTTTTCAGCCGCTTCTTCTTGCTGCTTGGCGACCTCTTCGGCGGTTACGCCCATCTGGGCCAGTTCGTAGACCGTGTAGCCGGTTTCCTCGGCTATCTGACGGTTGACGTTGGCCGCCCGGTCGCCGATGACGTAATAGGCGTCTAGCTGCTGTGTGACTTCCCGCGTGGCGTCGCCAATGCGGGTGTAGGCTGCGGCTACGTATTCGGCCTGTTCCTTGACTTTCGACATGTCAAGGAACTTGAGTTCCGGGTTTTCGTGGGCTATACGATCAAGGATGTGGTCAATGTAGCCGCTTACTCTCTCTATCACCTCGGCCTCGGCCTCTAAGTCGCCAAACCAGCCTGTCATACTGGCTTTGAACATATCGGCTTGCAGGTCGTTGGCAACGGACATCGACCCGCCCAGCACCAGGAACTGGTCAACCAGCTTGTTGAATTGCGACTGTTGGCCGAATGACGCTATCTGGTTAAGGGCTGCCCCAATCGGCCCGGCGGCAAACTCAGCCGCCGCCCCCGCCGCCGCTTGTAACCCCTCGCCCAGCGCGTCGGCATTGCCAGCCGCCAGCCCCAGGTCGTCGGCCAGCTCTTCAACAAACGACCGGCTGAACTCATCACGCGCGTTCTGCCACTGTGTGATGAGCATCTTTATCTGCCCGGCGGTGGTATCAGCCGCGCTGCCTACCAGCTTAATCTTCGCTTCACCGGCCTCGATGACGGCCAGGTCAAACGCCTGATCCATGCTCATTCCGGCTTCTTGCAGTTTCTTGGCCCGGTCGGTTACGTCTTCCACCGACAACCCCAGCGCGTCCAGGCGCATCTTGGAGTTGTTCGCCATCGTCAGGATGACCTGCTGCATGTCCCAGCCCAGCTCACCGACAACCGTCGCCAGCCGGACCACGCCGTCTTCGGTCTTCGCCAGGCCCAGGGACATAATGCCCGCCGCCGATTCCATCAGCGCGGCGTCGCTCATCATGCCGCCCGTCGCCTCGCGCAGCTTGCCCAGCATCGCCTCGGCGGTGCTGTCGATGGATCGGGCCAGGTTGTCGAATTGATCAGCCGTGCGGCTCAGTTGCGCGCCGCGCTCTAGTTCGGCCCATGCCAACTTTGCCGCGCCTGCGACCGCGCCCAGGGCGACACCGACACCGACAAGGGCCGCGCCCATCATCGCCCCGGCCGCGCGGAACCCACCGGCGGCCTTTTGGGTCCCGCCCTCTAGGGCGTCAACGTCCCGCTTGGCCTTGCCTAGCTGGTCCTGCCCGGTGTACTTCCCGGCGACTATGATGTCAATTAGCTTAGCCATTGTCGGTGTCGCCCTCGTCTAGCAATGCCTCTATCTCCAGCGCCCGCTTGACCATCTTGGCGTTGTCGCGTTGCCACTCCTCTAGCCGCTCGCCTTCCAGCCGGGTCATGGCCCGGTTGACCTCCGTCAAGGCGGTGTAGGCGTCTTCGGCCGTCTCGGTGTCAATCAGCCACCGCACCGGCCAGGACATCCACCCGCCTCCCCACGGCGCCCCGTAGCGCCGCAACCGGATCGCATTCGTCAGCGACCGGGGCATTGGACCGTCACCCGATACGTACCGGGCGACGGCCCTTAGGAGTTTGGGTCAGCCACCGTCTGCCGGGTGTAGTAGGCGTCGATGGCGTTCTTGAGCAGCGTGGCCTCACGCGGCTTTAGTTCTGCCACCGCGTCCGGCGTGACTCCCACCGGCGCAGTGACCCACCCGGCGGCAATCGCCGCCCGGATAGCCCGCCCGCGCTGGTGCCAAGCCCCGCCGTCGCCCTCGGCCTCGTAGACCTTGAAATACTTCTCAAGGTCGCCCAGCGTCAGGTCGTCTTTCAGCGCCCAGCCGTCCGGCAACCCCTCGGCGGTGTACGACTGGTGGAACGTGGCAATCAGCCGCTCGACAATTTGCCCCGGTGCCTTCCAGCCGAACCCCGCGCCTATCTCGGCTATCTGTTCGATGGCCTTGGCCGATAGCGTGACAGTCGGCATATTAGACGGTGCCCCAGGCCGGTTGCGCCGCGCCGAAAGCGGGCTTCAATTCGGCCGTCCAGGTCAGGTTTTGCAAGTCACCGCTCAGCGTGTAGCTGAGACAAGTGAACTCGCCGCTGAACTTCGGATCGCCGGTGGTCGGTGCCGCCCGCACGCCAAAGGCAATCGTCAGCGTCGCCGCCGTGTTCGCCCCGTTCAGGCTCGACAGAACCGGATGGGCGCCGGACTCATTCGGCGCGGCCGCAACCGGGGTGTTGTTGAACTGCCCCGATAGCGAAATGGCCGCGTCGCCCCGGCCCGCCAGATACTGCTTCACCGCGTCGGCCAGCGTGGTTACGTCCACTTGGTCAAACGCCAGGCCAATGCCGCCGATGCTGGTCACGCTGTTGGTGATGTTGCGCGGCGTGCCCGCCGAATCGTCCAGCGTGATCGTCATGTACCGACTTGTGGTTTTTCCAACCGCCATGATTAACTCTCCTATAACCTGATGATCGTGGCCCATACGCGGGCCGTGCCTGCCGTGCGCGTGCCGACAAGTCGAGTGTATCGGTTGACCGTGCCGTTACCGCTCAGGCGGTCGGCAACCAGGGCGCTACCGTTGGCGCTGAATGTCCCCAACGTGCTCCAGGTGCTATCGTTGGCGCTGTGTTCAATCTTGAATGACCAGTTGTTGGACGCTTGCGCCGCGGCCGTCTGGGTCACATGCAGAAAGGCGATGTAACCGTTGCTCGTGGCCGCGCCGCCGTCCACACTGACGCCGTTGGTCGTGCTGCTCCAGGTCGCGCCGGTCGCCAACGCCTTGCCCCAAACGTAGGTTGACAAAGGCAGCACCGCGCTACCGTAAAACGAGGCGTCTACGGCCACCGCGTCCGAAATGGACGGGCTGGTCGTGTAGCCCCCTTGCTCAAAGGCCGCGCTGAATGTGTCATCCCCCACGCCCGGCGCACCGCGCACGCCAAGGAAGATGCTCACGTATTGGCTGCCCAGGTCGGACAAAGCGACATGGCTACCGGCGTCCAGTCCGTTGCCCGTCGGCTCATTGCTGAATAGCGCCTGAAAGCCGTCGATCATGACGCCGCCGCTACCACTGAGGTATTGTTTGGCTTCGTCGCACCAGGCGGTCACTTCGGTCTGGTCATAAGCCACGCCAAACCCGCTCACCGCCCGCATGTCACAGGACAGGTTGTAGCCCCCGGCCAACAAGCGGAGATAGCGGCTCGTGGTCTTGCCCGTGTTAGGGTTAGCGGCCATTGTCCACCTCCAGTACCGGCGGATCGGCTTTTACCCAGGCGTCAATGACCGACTGCGGAAAGTCCTTAGCCGTCACGGTATCACCGGGGGCAAACGCCGCGCCGGTCTTGTCATCCCGGCACTCGATAAGCACGGTGTAGCTCATGTCAGATCGGCCAGCGTTACCGCCGCCACTACCCCGCGATACTCCCGACTTCCCACGGGCAGCCGGGGTGCGGTCTGAATCGTCACTTCGTAAATCGTCTCTCTTGCCCATGCTTCTATCCCTGCGGCCATTGTCAGCATGGCCGCCCGCTGGTCGCCCGGCAGCCCTTCCGTAACCGGACTGACGGCCACGAATAGCTGAGCGCTGTAGCTAACACCCGACTCGGCAAATGTGCCGTAGATGTCGCCCGGCCTAACCGTTGCCGACGGCATGTCAACCCAACTGGCGGGCAACTCGCGGTCGGTTAGCTCCTTCGGCAAATCCGGGTAAACCGTCTTCACGCCGGGAAGCTGCACCGCCGCCAGGTCGTTGGCAAAGTCGCGGATGCTCATAGCACGTCCACCTTGCGCTCTATCTTCTCGACCAGCTTGTCCGTCCGGTCGCTGATGCGCTTGTAGGCGATCCACCAGCGCCCGGCGTGGATGGCCGCCTGCCCACCGCCGTCATTACCGCCGACCACATACCCGGCGTAAGGCGTCGCGTTGGTGAACGCGACACTGAGCTTACCGGCACGCCGCAGCCCCCAGTTGGCCCCTAGCCGTCCGGTGCGAACATATGTGCTATTGGGCGGGGGCGGCGCGTAGTTCTGCGTGCCGTACAAGTCGCCGTCGAGCGTCTCGGTGGCCCACTCGGTCAGGGCGTCGTCGATGATCCGTTCCATGACGGCGAACGTCGGGATGGCCCGCTTAGCCGGTTCCGCGCGGTTGATGTGGACGGTGAACTCAATCATGGATGTACACCCCATCCGTGCTGTACTCGGTGCGGCTGTCGGTGTAGCCGTCAACCCGTTTGACCGCAATGAAGCGGGCCACGGGCACAACGGCCGGCTGAGCATCGGCACAACGGCCGGCCCAGTACGCCGCCGCCCGTTCGTGCTGGGCGGCTACGTTGGCATGGGTGGTTGACAGTTCGCCGGGGCCGAAGACGGGCCGGACGGCCCAGGCCGCGTGAAGCGCCCGAAACGCCGCCGCCGTTGCGCACGGCCAGTTACCGTACTCGGCCAGCAGCGCGTCCAGCTCCTCATTGCTGAAGTTGCCGTTGTCAGGTCGCGGCCCGTGACCGTGTACGGTATCGCCAATGGCAAACCGTACACGGTCCCTGTCTGTGCCGTGGCCTTCGTCGTATGTGAATTCCACGGCGGCCTCCTGTGCCTACTTCTTGCCGGTCGGCTTCTTGTCCTCAGCCTTCGCTTTCGTGACCGGCTTCTCGGCTTCGGGCTGGTCTAGAGACCATTTGCCCGACGCCAGAAGCTCGGCCAGGTGCGCCGCGCCGTGGACAATGAGCGCCGTGCCGTCAGTGCCATAGACGGTGATGGGTTCGCCCATAACCTTAAGCCGCCGTCCCGTCAGCCCAGTTCGCATTGTTGACGTAGCGAGGCGTGCCGTTCGTCCGGTCGCCCACACCCACCCCAAAGTTCAACTGAGTCATCAGGTTCTGGATCGCGTAGATGCCCGGATTGTTGTGGTCGCGGTACATCATCAGGCGCGGGGCGGTGAAGCCCTGCGGCAGTCGAACCACCAGCGGATTGCGCATGCTGTTGCGGCCGTAGCTCTTCCACCCGAAGCCGTAGTACTGCGGCACGCCCGGCACGACCCAGACCCGGAAGCCTTCGATGGCGCCGATGGGCCGCTTGCCCATGATGGCCTGCCCCGTGAAGGTGGCCGTGGCCGAGGTGATCGCCTGGTTGATGAGCGCCTCGTTGACGGGCACAAAGCCGGTCAAGCCGCTGACCGTCGATTCGTCGGACGGGCCGATGATGAACTCGAACGGCGGCTCGTGGCCGTGCTCCTGCAACTCCGCTTTGGCGTCGGTGAAGACGGCCGCCGTGAACGCGCCACCGGCGATGGCCACGTAGTGCTCGTGGTCGCTGGTGAACGTGGTCCCGCCGTAGGAGGGCGGCACGAAGTCCACGCCGGTCGAAGCCGCAGCCGTGGCGAAGCCGGGCGAGAGGCCCGTGGTGCTCAGACCGTTGGCCGCGCCGCTGTCATCGCCGCGCTTGAACAGGCGGCCCAGCAGCGACATGCGCCAGCGGTTGGCGGCCGCCTCGATGGCGTTCGCCAGGTCGGCCTCGATGTCGGGCATCCGCGCCTCTTCGAGATAGTCGGCCGTCCAGCCCAGCATGTGGTCCCACTTCTTCAGGGGCAGCATGTGCCCGGCGCGCTCGGCGCGTACCGGGTCGGGCCGGCCGTACTCCGTGTGCGCGACCATGCTGGCCGAGCTGCCGACGGTGTACGTCATCTCCGGCCGGTCGGTGTAGGACACCAGATTCGACCAGAAGGGGTCATTCAGCAAGCCGCCGTTGAAGCCGGACAGTACGCTGTTGGCCAGGGCCACGACCTGCTCATAGGTCGTGCCGTCAGCCAGGCGGTACTTGTCCAGCAACGCGGCGTCAATGCCGGTTAGAACAACGTTGTCGCGGGTATCGCGATTGCCTAAGATTGCCATTGTCTCATGCTCCTATCGCGCTAGCTCAGCGACACTACCTGCGGCCGGACGAACAGGATCGTCGCCGTCTCCGCATAGCCGATAATGGTCGTCTTCGTGCCCGCAGTCTCGGCCGGTTCCCCGGCGGTGTCGCTGACGTAGATCAGCCCGCCGATGGTCGCCCCGGTCATGCACTCCACCGGGCCATAGGTCACGATGTCAATCGCGTCCCCGTCCCCGCCGGACTGGACGGCAATGCCGACCGTCTTCACGACGCCGGTCGCAATCGCCGGGTCCCACTTCCCGTCAGACTGCAAGGCCACGACCTCGCCCGCCTCGGTCGTGGCGCCCAGCGTGCCCTTGCGGACGAACGCCTTATTGTCACCACTCCCCAAAGGGCGAATCAGGGCCAGATTAGTTGGTCTCCCAAGTGCCATGTGTGTTTACCTCTTGTACGCCTTCGCCAGCGTGGCCCGGTCAACATACTCGACCGGAACGCCCATCCGCGTGGCGAACGCCTGAACCTCATCATCTGTTACGGTGACAGTGCCACCACCATGCCCACCGGCCGCGCCGTCCAGCTTGGGCGGCGGGGTCTTCTGAAACACAGCGGCATTGGCATCAAGCCAGGCCGCCACTTTCAGCGGGTCGTCATACTCAGGGACCAGTGAGCGCATCGTCTCCGGGATCGCCTTAATGCGGGCCTCGTTCGTCGCCTGGACCTGCGAGATCACCGCCTCATAGCGTTCCCTGAGCGGCTCCACTTCGGCCAGCCGGGACTGAGTGGACTCGTACAGTTCCTTGTACTTGCCCTGCTCGGCCATCCGCTCGGCGTCGGCCTTCTCTTGCGCCTTCAGCGCGTCGGCCCGTTCCTTGCGGTACTTGGCCGCCTCAGCCCGCAGCGCCTTGATCTCGGCCGCGGCCGCTTCCGGCGTCCATGTGGTCGCCGGTGGCTCCTGGGTATGTGGTTGTTCCGGTACTGTCTGCTCTTGCTGACCGTCGCCCGCCTGGGGTTCGGGGGTGGGCACCTGGCCCGTATCGTCTGTCATCGCATTCTCCATCGGCACCTGGCCGGAAAATCAAAACGGCCCGCCGGTCAGGGTTATGGTCCTGACCGGCGGGCCGTTTCACGGGTTCGCCCCGCTTGCGTTTCGCTCGCCGTTGCCGGGTGTGATGGCCCGGCCGGTTCATTCGATTGGCGCTATTGTACACCGAACATGCGTGCTATGGCAAGCATCAACCGCTGCCCAACCGCTCCACCGGGCCGGGCTGGGATACCGTTAGCAGCCACTCCCCATCGAGCATGATCACCTGTATCTCGACGCGCCCACGGCCGCGACACTCCGCTTCCAGTTGCAACAGCCGCCGCGCTAGATTCTGCGCCCGGCGAGGGATGTCGATGGCAGGAACAGTGTACACCGGCGCGGGTTCGGTCATATCATCTCCACGGGTTCAATCTCGCGGCCGTCCGGCGTCATGCGGCCCAGCTCCTCGCTGCACCGGCAATTGCTCAGACAGATGCGCTGCCCCGGCAACTTGTAGGCCGGGTCGCCGATACGGAACCACTTCCCATCTAGCGCAACACACTCGCTGCAACTGTCGCGGGCGTTGCGCCGGCTGCGGACCATATCGATCCCGGCGGCGCGGTTGGCGTGCTTGGACTGGTAGAAGCTGGTACGCGCCGCCTGGGTGTAGAGCTGCGCCCGGCGCGGAAACGTGCCGTCAAGCCGTTGCCGGCCACTGGCGATGTCGGCGGCGAAGTTCTTCAGGTAGGCGTACTGCTGCCGGATGATCTGCCCGGCCCGGCCGTAGTCTGACGGCCGCATGTTGGCCCAGCCGCCGCGCTCAAGGGCGATGGCGTTCAGGTGCACGTTCTTGATGTGCCGCCGCATGGCAAGCTCCCAATCTGCCAGGGAGATAGACCGGCCGCGCAGGGCGTCGGCCAGCGCCTTGGCCGGGTCGTCGGCGTCAAGATAGCGATCCAGCTCCCGCCGCACTGACGCGCCGGACACATAGCGCCCGGTGGCCGTGTCCCGGTAGCGCCCGGATACCCCGCTGAGCGGTTCCCAGCGGTAGGGCATTAGGCGGCCTCCTCCGGCGGTTGCGGCAGGTCTTCGGCGCGTTCGGCCGTCATGAGCGCCCGGCCGCGCCGGGTCATGCGCGCCGCCGCGTCCGCCTTGGCTAGTTCGATGTCCTCCGGCGTGATGAGCGCCAGAAGATCCAGCTCCTCATCCGGCGTATCCAGCGCCGGGCCTAGCGGGATCGTCTTGCGCTTGGTCACTGCGTTACCCCGTCTACCAGGTCGCCCCGGATAAGCACCGCCACCTCTTCCTCGGTGTACCCGGCGATCATGGCCGCGCCCTCGATGCTGGCCCCGGCCGCGACCAGCGTCTGCACGACCTCCGCGCGCCGTCCCTCATTGGCGATACGGTCCACCCGCTCGAAGTCGGCCCAGACCGTTTCGATGTTCTGCCCGCGCGCCAGGTCGCGGCCGTCGCCGTATTCCTGATTCAGCTTCAGGGCGATGTACATGACATCCTCCCAGGCATTGCCCAGGGCCACGGCTTCGGCGGCAACTTTGGCGACTAGCTGGCTGTCATCGGCCGCCTGTGTCGCTGCGGAAGCGATGGCCCCCGTCACCTGGAAGTATTGCAACGGGATGTGCGACAGTTGGGCGATACGGATGATGTAGTCGTTAATCCGCTCTCGGAGTTGGCTCAGGTCGCCCGGCGGAATGACAACGACATCGGCCCGCGCCCCGCCCGGCCCGGCGGGGATGTTCATAATGCTGTTGACACGGAATGAAATGTCGGTGCTCATGTCCAGGGTGATGCCGTTGATGACCATCTTGCGCAGTGCCTCGCTGTCGGCTGCTTCGGCCTCATCAAGCACCGCCTTGTTGATCATCTCCTGAACCGGCACCAGCGGCTCCAGTTCGCTCTCGCCCCAGTTGCCGCCGTCGTCGCGCCAGCGGAAATGCACCACTGGGATGATGCCGATAGGCCACGGGATGGGCCACGCTTCATCCGGCGTCTCACGATACGGCGCCCAGCCGCGGCCGCTGTTGATGTACTTTTCCACGCGGTCGGGCAAGTAGAGATTCAGGCGCTGCACCGTCTGGACGCGGCCGCCGTCGTCAAACCACGATTCGGCCCAGACCTTGGACGCCATGGTCATCTCGCGCTTGAGGTTGCTCAGGTAGTGGACCTTCATGCCCTCCGTGCCGTCAAACGCCGGTTCGTGGCTGAATACCGGGCGGCCGTCTTCGGCGTCCCACTCGACCAGGACGTAGGTGTCGCCGTCGCGCACGGCGGCCCGGTGGACCTGCCCCTGGACACTGTCCATGCGGCCCGATGCCCACCACTCGTCGATCAGCCCGGCGTCGCCGCCGATACCGTCCGGCCCGTCGAATGCCTCAACCGTCAGCCGTTCAACGGCGAGATCAACGGGCAGGCGCAAATAGTTGATTGCCCAGTCGAAGTCGTCTGTCTCCAGGTACTCCGCTTGCCGGTCGGTTAGCGGCACGCGGTGCTGCCCGTTATACCAGGCCCGCAAGCGGGCGTAATGGCGCTGTTGCGCCTCGTAGTCCATAGCCAGCCAGCGCAGAAATGCGATGGTGGCCGGGTTGGCGTCGCCGCGGCCGTTAGCGCCGGGAAGCACCCGCGATATTGCGTTGAGCATAATTGAACCCCTTTACTGAAACCGGCTTTTGGCCGGCAGCCTCTCCTGCCGCGCGAATCATCATAGCCCGCGCCATCACTGTGTCGTCATTCACCCCGGCCGGGGCGCTATAAGTACTTCGCCCTGTGTGCGGCGAAACCCGTTGCTCGTATGCTTCCAGTTCGCCTGTTGCCACAGGCACGTCAAGGAACTGCCATTCGATTGCTTCCAGGGCGAGCTTTAGATTCTCGATCAGCGGTGGCTTGCTTTGAGCCGTTGTCGCGAATCCATGGACCGGTAGAGCGGCAGCCTGTAGCAGTTCCAGATTCGGCTCACCCATCGCGTTCGTCTCAGCCAGCGCGTATGACACCCCCCACCGGCTGAACAGTTGCTCCGTCCGCTCTCGCTGATAGACGTAATCAACTAACTTCTCGCGGTATAGCTCCAGCTCCACCCGGCACGTGGCGCAGCCAATCGATGTGGCATGGTAGTCCTGATGCTTGCCCCAGTCCGTTCCCGCCACAATGGTGTGTGCACCGTGGTCGGCCGGGGTGGCGTCGAGCGGCGCATTGACGCACGCCGCAATGTTCCTAAAGACCGCGCCTTCGTTGTCGAGGAATTGAGCCATGATCTCCTGACGGTAGGCATCTTCGGTCATGTCGGCCGTGATTTCGTCCAACGCCTCCTGGCTCAGATGAGGGTTGTCGTGGCTGGTAAAGTGCCACGCGCTCCAACGGCCGGTTGTGTCGCCCATCGCGCGGACGTAGTGGGCATGAGCGTGGTTCTTGCGCTTGGGTGTAAAGATGAATACCGCGTCGCCGTTGTTGTCCAGCAACATCGGCACACCGACCTCGTTCCAGGCGTCCGGGGCCATGAGGCTGTACTCGTCGAGAATGAGCAGGTCAGCATAGTCGCCGCGCAAGCTGTCCGCATCCCAGGCCGTCTTGGTCTTAATGCGGCCGCCGTGGGCCATTTCGAGGATGCGGCGGGATTCGTTCTTGTAGACCGTCTTGGTCGCAATAAGAGCCGCCATCGACCTGGCACACGTCTCCCAAAAGGCGTCGGTCTGGTCGGCCGTGGGCGCGGCCTCCAGCACGCGGCGGCCGTTGAGCATGGCTTCAACTGCGAGCGTGGCCGCGCCGGTCGTCTTGCCGCCGCGCCGCCCGGCAACAATGACCTTACGCTTGGCCGGGCTGCGCATAAAGGCCGCTTGCTTGGCGTGCGGCCTGGGCAGACTAACCGTCAGTTCCATCGTCCCCGTAGATGACGCGGATGGTGACATCGTTCCCATCGGCCCCGGTTAGCTCCTGGCGCTCGACATAGCCCCTATCCTTCATCTGCGTTTTGGCGTAGAAGATGATGGCCGCGATGTTGCCGTTTTCAATTGCGTCCATGAGTTTGCTCTCAACGAAGTCGTGGCGGTCCTCACGCAAGTCCTCCAGAGCGACGGCTACCGTTTTCCAGCGTGCCTTGTAGTTGCGAAGGGTCCGTGGCCGCACCCCCAACACAGTCGCGATCTGGGCGTAGGTTGCTTTCGGACCGGCATTCTCAATGGCGGCGATAATCTGATCTGGATTGACTTTAGTCCCCATTTTTATAGACCGGAAAACCGGCAAGACCGGCGGCAAATGTGTCGGTCGCCCCGCGCCAATGACGTTTCAAAATGAAACGCCAACAATCGCCATTATAGCACAGGCGTTCGATTGACGTAAAGGGGAACGGGTTAGACGGGGGCGGTCTGGCGACCGCCCTTGCCCCGTCATGAGAAGCGAGATGCAGCTAGTATAGCACAGATGGTCTAGGGCGGGCTAGGGGGTTGGCGTCAACACGAAACCGGCCATAATTGCGTCGCGGCCGGTCTTGAAGCTGTGGGAGTAGAATTCGCTCAGCTCCAGGGCGACGTTGACCAATTCAGGATCGCCGTCGGACAGAAAGCTCAACACTCCCAACACCACCGGCTCAATTGACGCCAGCAGCCGCTTGTGCAGTTCGGCGGCGCAGTCGGGAACGTCCATGGCTTCGGCTTCCCGCTGGATGGCCTGCATCTCGGCTATCACCGGACCCAGGGCGATCCGGGGCGTGCTGCCGGCCAGTGCCACTGCATCAAGCCAGCGCTCGTTCAGGGCGTCGGCTGCTTCGAGGTAGTCTGCCGCCGTGTCGCGGCACAACTCCGGCCCAGCCGGGGCAGAACACGCCGCCAGGCTCAACAGCACAACCACTAGCACCACTAAACGCCGTCCAGACATGGTATACCTCCACCCCCTATCCTACCCCCAACATGCCTAGTCAAACCATAGAAAGCATGTTCTAATTGCGGTGCAATGTTGCTCCCATGACTTCGCCCCGTTTGCTTGACTGCTGACATCTGTTAGCTTATAATCTAGGTAGGGATTTGTCTAACCTAGTAAGCAAGTGGAGGTGCGGATGGGAAAGAACTCAGGCAGCGGGCGCGTCCTTTTGGGCGTTAGGCTGCCGCAAGACCTGATCGACCGGCTCAAAGCGTCGGCAGAGGTCAACGGCAGAACGATTCAAGCTGAGATGGAGATGGCACTAGAACGCTCACTTGGAGACCAGGATGGCGGCGCCGTTCTATCGGATGAAGTGGAGCGGGCCATTGAAACCAAAGTCAGGAAGTATCTGGACCGGCTAGCCGCTGGCCGAGGATAGCGGCAAAGAAAGCGGCGGACGCGCTCACCTGCAAGTAACCGCGCCCGCCAACGAAGACGCACCTTAACAGCCGAATAGCGAAGCGAGAGCTAACACACTTCGACCGTCGCGGATTGTCTGTGGTGCCAGATGGATTTGAACCATCGACCTAGGGCTTATGAGTCCTACGCGCCCTAGACCACATGTTCTATCGTCCCCGGCGCTCATGAGCGTGGGACTGTCTGTCCCCGGCTTCACTTCTGTGTTTGGTTCGCCAGTGGGCTATATCGTTCATGGTACTCCTGTAACTCCCGATCATCCCACACCGCGTAATACTTGGCCGTGACCGGGCTGCCCGGCGCATGACCGAGTATCCGGCCCAGCGCCGCAAGGTTGCCGCCGTTGCGAAGGAATGACCGGGCGAACGCGTGCCGGAAGCTGTGGGCGTTACACCGTCCCTTGACCCCGGCCCGCTTGCCGACCCGCTCCAGCATCAGCCGCACGCCGTTGGTTGTCAGCGCCGCGCCGGACTGAGACAGGAACAGCGCCGGACACGAACCCGCCGGCCGCACGGCCAGATAGAGGCCCAGCGTATCGGATGTCAGGTCGGTGAAGTACACCCGACGCCCGCGCTGCCCTTTCTCGATGACCGTGGCGCAACGGTTAGCAAGGTCCACCGCATCCAGCGTCAAGCTACACAAGCCACCGACCCGGCAGCCCGTGTCGGCCAGTAGCAGGATGATGGCCCGGTCCCTGACGCTCTCATGCGGCAGACGGTCTAGCAGCCGGTCCAGGTCGTCGTCGGTTAATGCCTTGGGCGCTTGATGCGGCAGTTTGACCAGCGGCACGTCACGGGCGACGTTGCGATCTACCAGCCCCTCATCGAGCAGCCAAGAGAACAAGCGACGGATAGCCCGCTGGTAGCCGTGGACTGAGTGGGGCGACATGCCCCGGTCAACGAGCTGGGCACGGTACGCCCGTAGCAGCGCCGGTGTCACGTCATCCAGGTCAACCGGCCCGGCGAACGTGGCGAAGTCAAGCAAGCGCCGGTGATACCACTGGCGTGTAGCCTTAGACACCTCTCCCGCCTGTCCCACCAGGAACCCCTCGACGGCGGCTTGTAGCTTATTCATTTGTGCTCTCTCGCTTCACTATTCGGTGCGAACTGGCGTTAGCACCGGCCGCCGTGTTGCAGTCACGGCGACACAAACAGGATAGCAGAACATGCGAGAGATCACAACATCGAAACCGTATACCAGCAGCAGCCATCACCGGCGGTCCTCCTCCGCCGCCGTTATGGGTTCCCCGCCCGCGCCGACCTCCACCTTCCCATTCCTTCCCACAGGGGGCAACGCGCGCGGGCGGGTCATTTCTGCATGGGGAGATCACAATGCCTAAGTACCGGAAGCTGCCCGTAACCGTCATAGACAGTCTGGATGTGGCCGAGATGCCCGATGACTTTACCCGCTTGACGTGGCTCCTCCTACCGCTGGTCGTCTGCCGCGAAGGGCGGGCGTTTGACTTACCGCAGTGGCTCATGTCCAAGCTATACCCAGCCCGCACCGACGTAGACGCGGATATGGTTGCCGCGGCGCTGGACTGGTTTGCCGGGCGGGACATGATACGCCGGTACACCGTCAACGGGCGCGCCTACTTCTACATGACCAACTGGACTAAGCACCAAGGCGACACGCGCAAGGAAGCTGAATCACCTTATCCGGCGCCGGGCGACGCCATTGACTGCGCTAGTCCAGAGTTAGTCCAGAGTTACTCCGGACCTACTCCGGAGCTAGTCCAGACTAACTCCGCGCCAATGCAAAGCAAAGGCAAAAGCAAAAGCAAAAGCAGTAGCAATGCAGTAGCAAGTAGCAACGGCGCAAGCGCCAAAGACGCTGCTGCTGCTGCCTATCTCAGACAGTTCGGCTTGTCTTACAACGCCAAGACCGCGCCGATAGCGCGGCTGCCTGAAGACTACATCCGCGGCCACGTGGCCTATGCCCAGCAGCACGGCGACAAGCCCGGCCTGGCGATCACGCGGATGCTAGACGGCGACCCCATCCCCGGCCAGCGGGCCAGCCCGGACCTGACGCGCCAAATACCGGCCGAGCTTGCCGACATCATTCAGCGATAGGAGGAACCATGACCAAACTAAAACCCCGCGTCCACCTGAAGTACACTCGCGGCGTCATGTACGCCGTCATCCAGCGCGGCGACGTGACGATCATGCGCCCGCTGTACCGGCACCTGCGTAGACACAATGTATCACTGCGACGGCCGCACGCCGCGGCCGTTGCCCAGGAAGGAGCGACCTCATGAACGACGGACCCGAGACGGGCGACCAAGTGGCGGCCTACTACATCCCTTGCCAATGCGGCGAGGTGGCGCACTTCCTGCACCTGTACTACTGGCGCGTCAAACCGGTCCGCGAGTTGTGCATCTCGGTGGGATCGGTCTACGGCGTCGCGCCGCCGCTTCGCGAACGGATCGCCGCCGCGTGGAAGATGCTGCGCGGCCGTCGCCACTTCTTCAACGAGGCTGTTGTGCTTGAAAGCTCTCTCAAGGACGCGTTGGCGACCCTGGAGAAGGAGGGTGGAGCGTGATGTTCTACATCTTGGAAGGCGAGAAGGTGGCCCCATGCCCCGATATCCGCGCCTGGGGCGAGTGGATGGGAAAGTCAGAGGAACGGTTACTATGGCGAACGGAAACGGCCGATGCGCTGGTTTCGACCGTGTTTCTCGGGAGCGATCATCGCTATACGGGTGGCGGCCCGCCAATAGTCTTCGAGACGATGGTGTTCGGCGGCGAGTTCGATCAGGCGATGGAGCGCTATGCCACTTACGCCGAGGCGCAGGCCGGACACGAGCGATGGGTGACGCAGGTCTTCGGGGGTCAGGTGTGACCACCGTCTACGCGGCCGTCATCCTCGTCTGCGGCGGTATCCCGCTGCTGTTCCTGGCGATGCTGCGATACGCCAGGGTGACGACGGCCAGATATGAAACCGACGCAGCAAAGGAGCACTGAACCCCCTATGGTTATCACCAAGAAGATCGAGATGACGGCCGATGTGGCCGAGCACATTCGACACCTGCAGTGGGCACCCGACGGTCGATCGGCCGTCATCGTCGCCCAGCTGGACCGGCCGACCTACACAGCCGTCAATAAGGTTCTCGCGGCCGTCGGCGGCAAGTGGGATAAGCGGGCCAAGGCCCACATCTTCCCCCAGGACGTGCGCGAGGCGCTGGGCGTCGCCGTGGACAACGGCCACGTCGAGGTGGAGGTTGACGGCTTCTTCGAGACGCCACCGGCCGTCATCGACCGCATGTTGGCCCTGGTGGCCGTGGAGCGCACGGCCGGGTGGGGGTTGGACATCCTGGAGCCGTCGGCCGGACTGGGGGCCATTGCCGACGTGCTGCGGCGACATTTCCCGATGGCCACGCTGGACTGCGTCGAGCGCAACCACGCCCGATGTGCGGCGCTGGAGGCCAAGGGCCATAGCGTCCACTGCGCCGACTTCATGAAGGTGGCGCAGCGGCCGGTGTATGACCTGGTGCTCATGAACCCGCCGTTTGAGCGTGGGCAGGACGTGGACCACATCTGGCACGCTTTCGGGATGTTGAAGCCCGGCGGCCGTCTGGTGTCCGTCGCCAGCGCCGGGGTGTCGTTTCGAAGCGACAAGAAGACGGCCGCGTTGCGCGAGTTGGTGACCGAGTGCGGCCGGATGGAGCCGTTGTCGGTCGGATCGTTCAAGGAAAGCGGCACCGGGGTCAACACGGTGCTCGTCGTTATCGACAAGGAGTAAAGCGAAGATGGACAAGAACACGAAGCAGACCCAGACCGAGTACGAGATCGCCAACACCGTGGTGGCGCTGGTCGATGCCGTCCCGACGTACCACGTCGAACGCGAGGCGCGCATTGACGGCCGTGTGGTCGATGCCGTCATTGAGACGCCGGGCGGCACGACGTTCGGGCTTGAGGTCAAGCGGGTGGGGCAGGCAGGGGGCCGCGACGGGCAGCTAACGATATGAACGACAAAACCGAACAACGATTGCGAGACGCGGGGTGTGACACCACCGACCTGCGCGGAGCCGACCTGAGCGGGGCCGACCTGCGCGGAGCCGACCTGAGCGGAGCCGACCTGCGCGGAGCCGACCTGAGCTGGGCCGACCTGCGCAGAGCCGACCTGAGCTGGGCCGACCTGAGCTGGGCCGACCTGCGCGGAGCCGACCTGAGCTGGGCCGACCTGCGCAGAGCCGACCTGAGCGGGGCCGACCTGAGCAGGGCCGACCTGAGCAGGGCCGACCTGAGCGGGGCCGACCTGAGCGGGGCCGACCTGCGCAGGGCCGACCTGAGCAGGGCCGACCTGAGCGGGGCCGACCTGCGCGGAGCCCACCTGAGCGGGGCGGTTGGGCCATTTACTGTGGGGGCGTTTGGTCTCCACACGGCCATCGCCGCCGGTGGCTACATTACCATCGGCTGTCAACGACACACGTACGATGTGTGGCTGGTTGAGGCTGCCGCCATTGGCGCGGCTAACTACTACACGGCAGATGAAATAGCCGACTACGTGGCGTGGATCAAGCTGGCCGTTGCTCGGCAGCGGCGCATTGAGGCGGTGGCGGCATGACAGAAACCGGCCGTTCGGCCCGGCAGATGTTGGCCTACTTGTTGGCTGTGCCGGGCGCTTCCTCGCTGTTTGCGAAGTGTCCGGCCGAACTGGAGGCCAACGCCTGGTACGAGAAGAACGGCTTCATAGACGAAGGAACCGAGCATACAAAGTCCGGCCGCTGTTTGCGGTTGTGGCGACGGCCAATGACGAAGGTGCGCGCCGGGGAAAGCCGGTTCCCTGGCGGAACACAAAATATCTGCGATGTCATGCTGTATTACCGCCCGACTACTGAATATAACGCCAAACGGCCGTCGATGGTAACGAGGGAACAACCATGAAAGCAAAGAAAAAACAACGCGAATGGACGATGGCGGTCGTCGGTGAGGCAGTGTTTGCATCGGTGCGCCGCTTCTTGGCCGAGGAAGTGCCCCCGGTGATACCGCGACCGGCGTCGCTGTTTGACGGCCGGGAAGGGGAGAGGCCGACAACGGCACCCTTTGTCGGCCTGAACATCAACGTAGACCGCGACGCGATGCAACGGCGGTTGGACACGTTTGTTAACGACACGATGGCCAGGGCGTTCGCGCAATGTTCACCAAGCCACAGCGGTTCCCCGACGGACGGTGGTCCGCAAGACGAACTCGAAGCGGAACCGCGCAAACACGCAAGACCTTCTTCCCCACGGACGCCTGGGCTAACGCCCTGTACAAAGACGGTCGTTAAAGGAGACAAGCCCATGAACAAAGTTCCCTACATCGACATCAAGGAGTTTTACGACTTCGGCTACCTGCAGGAAGTCAACCGGCGATTCTTGCATCCGCTTGGTATGGCCCTGTCCGTCGTTTTGAACGAGGACGGCACGGTAGAACTCGGCGGCATTATGGACTGCCGCGACGACCCGGAAGGTGTCATCTTCTCCCCTAACGTCTTGAATGCGGAGAAATATCGTCGCGTTGAGGCCGAATGGTATCGTCGCGTCGAAGCCCGCATCAAGGCGGGAGGATATCACATACAGCCGGTGGAAACGCCGGAGACCGATGCCGGACCAAAGCGGTCATAGAAGGAAAGGAGTACAACAATGGCAACGATCAAACTACGCGGAGACACCATCAACCTGTCGCTGCTGGACCGCGACTCGCTGGTCGAACTCAAGGATCGGCTGGGCGAGTCGTTGGTGTCCATCAGCCTCCAACTGGACAAGGCCAAAGCCGATGTGCATGTGCTGGGGGAGTACGCCGATCCCGACTGGTATCGCCGGGCCACGGCCGCCAAGAAGATCACCGGCTTCCAGATACAACTGCTGGACCGGGAGCTGGCGCGGCGGCGGCAGCAGGCGAAGGCGACCCGGCCGTTCGGTGAGTACTTCATCGAGGCGGCGCGGGCGGTGCTGACCGATGACGCACTGGAGTCGGTGTTCGGCTATGCCAAGGTGTTGATGGAGGAGACGGCCGACGGGGGTGCTCCAATGACCCGCCACGCCAGCAAGCGAGACGCCAATCACGGCGACATCCGGGACGCACTACGCAAAGTGCCCGGCATGACCGTCATCGACACGGGCGGCATGGCCGGGCCGGGGGCGAAGTTGACCGAGAGCGAACGCCAGATGAGGGACCGCATGGGCGACTACTGGATACGCGCTGAGTGCTTCGAGGATGTGCTGGCCGCGTGTGGACTGAGCAATGATAAGCCGCCGTGGTAGGAGAGGTGAACATGATTAAACACGAGAAAGACAAGGAATTGGCCGCGCTGATGCTAATCGGCGTTTCAATCACGTTAAGAGTGCAGTCGGTGATAGCGCTAATTGCCGCCGTTGTTGCCGTCATAGTTGCCCGTGACGCAGTGTGGACTTGGGCGATTCTATTCACGCTATGGGCGCTTATGCTTCTGGGCAGTCTAGGGGCAACGTGGCTTGCCAGAGCGATAGCTAGGAGCTAGGTTACATGACTAGCCGCCTAGCCGCCGTCGCCGCGCTCATCGTCCTGGCCGGGCTGCTGGCCCCGGAGACGGCGCGCACGTCGCCCATGGTCGAAACCGGCTACGCCAGCGCGTATGCGCCCAACGTCATGGAGCGCGTCGTCATGGACCGCTACCGGCTGAACATGTGGCGCAATGAACCGCCGCGCGATCCGCATGACGTGGACGGGTTCATAGCCGCAATGGACTGCGCCCGCGTCGGGCAGGTGACGACGCTGTACGGGCCGGACGGCGCGGCGTACTCAGTGCTGATAGCCGACTGCGCCGGGGATGACGGGCACCCGGATAGATTTAGTGACCTGGGGATTATCGCGGAACTGGACGGGCGGCTATGGGCCAAGATGACCGCCGCCCACGGGACGCCGCTGGAGATAGGGCTACGATGACGGGGTATCCGGCACGTTGTCTTCCGGCGGCTCAGGCTGCCAGAACACGCCCAGCGCTCGCAGTGCATCGCGCACGGCTTCGGGGTCGCGCCGGTGGGCGGTGGCAATGGAATCCAGAAGAGATGACGGCGACGGCGCGCCGAAGTAGTGCCCCGGTGCTTCCACCACAAAGCCGAGACTGTCGGCCAAGTCCTGAAGCTCCACTAACGTTTCACGTTGAATCTGTGCCGTCCACTTCCACCGATACGGTCGTTTGCTCATGGGAACATGATAGCACGGTACCTAGCAGCATGTCAATTGGTAGTAAATTGGTAGTTGACATGTACCTAGCATCCTGCTATACTGTACCTAGAAACACAAAGAGCACCCCGGCCAGCCTAGACAACTTGACGGGGTGCTCACCGAACCAAACACCCGGAGGTGTTGATCATGTCTAATCTAACTCAGTCCCTACCCCGCGACAATAGAACATCTGGCCGGTACAAGGTTGTCGGCGTCATGGTTGACGACGTGTGCTACGCCTATGAAGCGCCTGAGTACCGCGAGGCGGCCCACGGTGAACTGGTCGAGCAGTGGGATGGCGTCAGCGTCATCGGGCTGCACGGCTACTTCGAATCGTTTGGCTTGTGCAACCGCAAGTGGGCCGATGCCAACGAACAGGGCCGCGTCTGGACCGGCTACCGCCCGTGGCTGGTCGAAATCGAGGTGGCGTCATGACCTGGGGCGACTTTGTACCCGACCGGGCGATTAACCCGCCGGAAGCCGACGGATGGCGGGCGGGCGACTGCCCCGATTGCGACGGCGAAGGCACGGTAAAGTGCCCCGATTGCGATGGGCTGGGCAAGTACACCAACGATGACGGCGAATGGGAAGAGTGCTGGGAGTGCAAGCCGCACGGCTCGGGCCGCGTCAAGTGCGACACATGCGACGGCGACGGCTGGGTAGACGAATTCTATGACGGCGTAGACCCCGCCGATGACTGCTACGGAGAATACTGAGATGCCCGAAGACTTGATCAACAACCATCTGGACGAAATCGACCGCGAGTTGGCACAAGCCGACATCACCGCCGCGGTCGAAGAGTACGAGGCCATGCGGCAAGCGCACAAGCGCGGCGACATCACCGACGCTGAATTGCGCAAGTTCCCGGCCGACTATGACCGGACGATTGGCCCGGCCCTGTTTCCCCATGTGCCGTGTTGGTTCCTCAGCGCGGCGAACCGCACCGAGGAGGTGACACTGTGACGAATAATCAATTGACCGTTGTGTCCGAAGGCCCGGCCGGGGCATTTATGCCGGTCATGTCTTTGCAAACGGCGGCGATCCGTCGCCAGTCGCTGGTTGACTTCACCCAAAACATGATGAAGTCCGGCACCGACTATGGCGTCGTGCCCGGCACCGGCGGCAAGCCGACGCTCCTGAAGCCGGGCGCGGAAAAGCTGACTACGCTATTCGGCCTGTCGCCCCGCTTCGAGGCCATCGAGCGGACCACCGACTGGACCGGCGAAGACCACGGCGGCGAACCGTTCTTCTACTTCCAGTACCGCTGCCAACTGTGGCACGGCGACATTTTGGCCGGTGAAGGCGTAGGCTCGTGCAACTCGTGGGAAAAGAAGTACCGCTACCGCACAGTTTACTCTGACCGGGCAACCGAACAGGACAAGGCCGCCGGGCGGCTGGAGCAGCGCACCGGCAAGGGTGGGCGGCCCTACACGGTCTACGTGGTCCGCAATCCAGACCCCGCCGACATCGTGAATACCATCGACAAGATGGCCCAGAAGCGCGCCCTGATTGCGGCCACGCTTATCGCCGTCAACGCCTCTGAGTTCTTCACTCAGGACGTGGAAGACATGGACTTCGGGCACATCATCGACGCGGAATGGACGGAGACCGAACCGGCTCGGCCGGCCAACGGCAAGGCCACGCCGCCGCCAGCGAAGACCAAACCGCAACCGGCACAACCGGCGAAGCCGCAACCGCAACCCGAACCCGACACCGGCCCGCTCACCGATGACGAACTGGTCATCAAGGAATCGCACCCGCGGGCGTTCGTCCAGACGGCCGCCGGGCTGCTGGGCACCGATGAAGGCGCGATTAAGACGCGACTGCGCGACCTGGGCTATGAGGCCATCCCCGGCAAGCTGCCGGATCGCCTGAACGCCTACCGCAAACTGCGGGCGGCCTCGTTTGAGGATGACCCCGACGCGGACGGCGACACGGACACCGACGCCGCGCAAGATGAGCTGTTCCCGGCGACTGCGGGGCAGGGCGCGTACACGGAGTGACGATGAAACCGCTAACCGCCTCTGCATTTCTGACCTTGATCATCATCGCCATCGCCTTTGACGCGCTGCCGCTGAACTGGCTGCTGGCGCTGGCGGCCTTTTTCTTGGCGCAACTCGGCGCGTTGTGGGCGCTGACCTACAGCCGCCGGCATGGGGTGACGCAATGACCACCGGCCTATCCATGTGGCTGTACAGCACCGGCGACGCCGCGTTGACCGCCGCTATGTATCAGGCGATGCACGAGAGCTTCACGCGCAGTATGGCGGCCCGCGCCGGATTCCAGCCGACGGCGCTGCTAGTGGATCAGGACGCCCCGCCGCCCGCGTGCGAGTGCGTTCTGCCCGTGGTCCGCACCCGGCTCCCGCGGGGGCACGTTGCGCTCCAATTGGAGCATGAGCTGGAAAGTTAACTTAGCCGCCCCGCCGGTGGCGTTGTAACCGGCAAGGAGAAACATCGTGAATCTTGAAGAACTGACCCTAGGGCAAGTGAGGCAACTGACCGCAATGTTTGGAGCGGGGGCGTCAAGCGCCCCGACCAGCGTCGCCGCTGTCTGCATTGGCAGCTACGTGATTGTACGTAGCCGGAACGAGGGCATTAACGCCGGGCTGGTCGTGGCCGCCGACGAAACGGGCATTGTCCTGAAAGACGCCCGGCGTATTTGGTACCACCGCCCCGCCGACAGCGGCATGTCTTGGTACGAAGGGGTCGCCGCGTCCGGCCTGGGCGACGGGTCTAAGCTGTCCCCGCCCGTCCCCACGAAAATCATTGTGGAGGATTACTCGGTGACGTACTGCACGGCCCAAGCCGAGCGGTCCATCCGGGAGTGGCCCAACCATGCTCAAAGTAATTGACGGCTACGGCTACGGCTACGGCTACGGCTACGGCGACGGCAACGGCAACGGCAACGGCAACGGCGACGGTGACGGCTCCGGCTACGGCTACGGCGACGGCTCCGGCGACGGCTCCGGCGACGGCTCCGGCGACGGCTACGGCAACGGCGACGGTGACGGCTACGGCTACGGCGACGGCAACGGCAACGGCAACGGCAACGGCGACGGTGACGGCTCCGGCTACGGCTACGGCGACGGCTCCGGCGACGGCTCCGGCGACGGCTCCGGCGACGGCTACGGCAACGGCGACGGTGACGGCTACGGCTACGGC